GACGTGTCGGCTGCATCAAGCCACGCCGAAAGCCCGGCTATCGTCTTCGGGTTAAACCCGCTCGGCGCTCGCGGCCTCAGCAGTCTTGGACTCATCGGGGACATGTGAATTGCGCTCTTGGAGGTGAGATAGCGCGGTTAGTTCGCGCCCTGTGTATTAGCAGGCCGTGCAAGCACCTGCTGGATTTCACGCTGGCCCGTCGCCAACTCTTGAAGCGTCTCGGACTGCTGTTCCATGGTGTGCTTCGTCGCTTCTAGAAACTCGACGTGGCTCTTCACTACCGGCTCGACCACGCTGCTGTGTATCGCTATTGCAGCCTCTCGCGTCATCCAGATTCCAACCGCCAACAGCACGACCGGAACGCCAAAGCGTTCAGCCACGCGGATGCAGGCTTCGAGCATGGACTGTCGTGATTCTTCTGTCATCTTCGCCGCATCTCCGTCTGCCAGCCTAGGAGTTGGATTCGATTGCTTGCAGATTCCAGCCACCACCGCAGCACTGCCTTGACGATCTCTTGGATGAGAACGCCCAGTATCAGGGTCAGAATAATTCCCATTTGGTAGTTCTGCCGTTCGCTCCGCTCGATGCTGCGGGCGATCTCGTCTGTGACTACGGCGTACTGCTCCGGCCTGGTCTGGCTCATGGCGACGTGGGGCCACTTGCGAACCACGCGGTTTGCCAGCCTGGACACCAGGGCTTTCCCGGCCATGTGCCGCCTGGCTGAGAGCTTCGACCACACGTAGGCGTCGAGGTCTTCGAGGCTCATAGTGGGCACCTCCCGTTTACGCAGGCGGCCTTGGGTTTCTTGCCGGTGCCTTTGCAGATGGGGCAAATCGTGGAAACGCGACCATCTCCGAGCCGTCCTAGGCCGCTGCAATTTTCACATGAATCGGATGTCGGCTTCATCGGCGTTGCCTGCTGGTAGACAAGCATTCGGGCAGTCTCGCAGGCGAGATCCGCAGACAGGGAAGGGTCGGATGGAACCGCAGTTGCGGCCATCATCATCACGCCAACGACTAGGGCAGCGGTTTTCATATGATGTCCCCTAGTCCCCAGTTGGGGAGCTTCTGTGCAGGCCAGCCGTTAACGCCGCTGAAGGCAATGGCATAGCGCCCGCTGATGGCTGACCACTTGGCCCAGAACCCGCCTTCAGGGATCTCCAGCGACGTGCCGAGCACCTTCCGGCTGCCGCTGTTCCACCGGCCCCAACTGTTCTGCACCATCACGAGCGGCTCGCCGTACTTCGCCTTCGTTTCCTCGCGGTCGTCAAACCCAAGGTAGGCAAGTGCGTGGTGCCACGTCGCGGCAGACCGTGGCGAAAACCCATTGGCATCACGTTCGTTGCTGAACGCTTCCGAACCGCAAGACGAGATGCAGTAGCCGTTGGCAAGCAGGTCACGCACCTCTTCGAGCGTTCTGGCCCGCGTGGCGGTTCGCACAAGGTGGTCGCTGCCGATCTTGCGGATGTCTTGGCCGGGGGACTTGGCCCCGTAGATGCCAGCGTTTCGCCCGCTGTACTTCGTCAGGTCGGCAATGCCGGGGTAGTTCTTCCGCAGCCACAGGCCCGAGTCCTTCAGCACCACCTCGGCAGCGTGATCGCACGACCAGCCATCGCCGCCGTGGGCGCGAAACCAATAGATCGACTCCGTGGACAGCACACCGTCCTTGCGTGCGTCGTCCGACAGTTCGGGCACGGATTCCAAAATGCCCGTCACCTCGTCCGCGTTCCCGGCCACGATCTCGCAGGCCAGCGTGCCAAGGCAGGCGTTTCGAGTTGAATGGCTGACGCAATCGCCACGCTCCTGCGCTTTCGCAGGCAAGGCACCGGGGAATGTTTGCTCAATCGCCATCCACGGTGCCGAGAGCTTCCCGGCACCGGAACCGAACAGCCCATAGCGTCGGCATGTGGTGCCGCCGTCTGGTGCCTGGCCCTGCTGGAGCAGGAAGAGCGTCAGCCGCTCAGACGCGGCCGGGTCGGCGTAAACGCCACGCAATCCCGACAGGTATTCCGCTTGGGCTTCCCACGGCATGCGTCAGCCCCTCCCAGCGCCGCACCACGCGAGAGCGTTGCACAGGTCGATGTACGCCTGGCGAACCTCTGGCGTGACAGGCTTCACGTCCAATCCGATCGTGTCTGCAAAAGCCCGCTCAACGGCCTCGCCCAGCCCGGCGTACTTGTCCTGTGGGTTCGCCCCGAGTCGCCGCCAGCCGATCCGCACGGCAATGATTTGGAATCCACGCAGGGCTCGCGTGTCCGTGAACACCGGCTGCGTGTCGGTGGCATCACCTCGCACCACAGCGGCAGACTTCGCCCAGAGTTGTGCCCACAGGATCCGGTCGATGGGGTTCGCGGTCGCCATGATCCGGTGAACGTCCGAAACTTTTACTTTCATCGCCGCGTCAGGCTCTTCGATTGTGATTTCAGTGGGTTCGGATTTCTTGCAACTCTCGACGCCGAATAGCGCGAAGCATCCAAGGCAGAACGCTACGAGTAGCCGAGTGGTCTGGTTCATTTCTTCGCCTTCGAGGTGCCGCCCAGCATCACGTCGATCAGCTGCTGGCACAGGGCAACGCCTTCAGTGCAGCCAGACGCCTTCAGCCGCGCCGCCAGGTCGAGCACCGTGTGCATGTCCTTCTCTGTCACTGAGGCTTTTTCAGTTGGGCCTTCCACTGCACGCGCTGACCACGCGGCTTTGGCTTTTTGGACCAAAGCGGCCACGGCCGGAGCAGCGATGAAAGCAGCCGCGCCAACGGCAGCGATGACACGAACCCATGCTGACACGTCATAGGTCATCGAACCTCCTCAACCTTCAGCAGTGCCCACCGCACAAGGGCTTCCCCCTCTTTGGTCTTCAGCAAGTTGCCGACGTGCTGAACCAGTTCGTCGTCGAGCGGGCTGGATGTCTTGGACGCCAGCCACTCGCAGGCGTCAGCGATGACGAGCGAACGCTTGAACGTGTCTGGCTCGTTCACCAGGCGTTGACCGTAGCCGATCAGCGGTGCCCACTGCTGGAGCAACGCCAACTGCTGCCAGATCGAAAGACCGGCACCGTACTTCTGGGCTTCGTCGGGCGTCATCTCGTATGTCATTTGGCATCTCCCGTGTGTTCCCCTGAGTCTGCCCCGCCTTCGTCACCCTCTTGCAGTTCGTCCCCGTTCACAGTCTCGTTGCAGTAGTCGTAAAAGAAATCGAAACAGTCACGGGTTTCGTGCCGCACGTCCTTTACTTCCAGCCGAAAAGGGAACTTGAAGTGGTCGGAATCCTTCACGGTCCCGTCACCTTCGCACAGGTAGATCGACATGTACTTCTGGCTGAAGTCGATGACGATCTTTCCGAGCGTCTGGCTGCCGTACTGGTCGCCCATTACTCGCCCTCCCCAAAGGTCCGCAGGTCAGGCGGTAGTTCAACTTCACGCACCTCGAACGATGTCGGCTTTGTTACCTGCCGCTCATGCCGGGTGTGTGCGTCCCACCGGGCTTGAATCTCTCGGCACGCTTGGGCGATCTCGCGGGCCGTCGGGTCACGCTGACGCAGCGGCTTAAACCGTAGGCGGCGATCGTTCCGCAGCGGCAGCTGCCACACGTCACGCAGGCGAATCGTCTGATCCTTGGTGATTGAATATCGCTGGCACAACGCCGAGATCGGCATGTGCGTACACCAATCGGCACGGAAGGCCGTGATGCTAATCGTTGCTGTGTTGCCCGCCATCCGTGGCCTCCGGCATCCAGTGCATGACAGTCCGCATGGCAGGGTCCAGGTACATCTTCATCTTCGTCCGCTCTGTCATCGTCCGCGTGAATGGGACGTGCTCGCAGTCGCTGCCGTCGTACGTGCCCTTCAGGTATGCGTAGGTGTCGTAGATCGCCATGCCGCCGAAGGCGCTTGCCACCGGCACAGGTGGCGAACCGACAGGCGGCAGCCATTGGTGTTTCCAACCGCCAAGGCCCGCCGTGTAGTCGTCCCAGCAGTTGGTGGGCTGGCCGACTCCACGCATCGCCCATGCGTCATAATGGCAAAAAGCTTTCGCCAGCACCGGTTTGCCGTCCTCTCCCATCTGCATTTGCGGGTGCTCGATCAGCGACACGCTCGCCATGCCTGCCGCGTCTGGTGTCTCGTGCATCCGCCCGATGCCGTGCAGGAAGCCTGAGTGCGACCAGCCGCCCCAGGCGTCCCAATCAATCACCACCACGTAGTCGGCATCAGACGCATGTTCACGTACCCACCGCTGGCAGGCGGTGCGGTACTCGGCAAGCGCCTCTGTGCGGCGGCCTGCGAACTCGCTGGTGAATTGCTGCCGGTCGAGCCGCTGGCTTAGGAACGTGGCCTGCGGGTAGTGCCTACAGAAGTCGATCAGCACCTGGTCGGTGTCGTCGGTGTTGTCGTTGGTCTCGATGTGCATCCGCCACTCGCGGCATTTGTCGGCAAGCCTCTCCAGCCGTCCAAGGTTCGCTTGAAGGTGCAGTGCACAGTTTCGGGCCAGCCCCACGAACACCACGCTGGCGTCGGAAAACTCCTGTTCTCCGATCTCGACGTGCCGCATGTAGTCAGCCCCGAACGGCTCCAGCGGATAGATCAGGTGATCCGGCACGTTCATCGTTGCACCTCGCCAAGAGCGTTGGACAGCCAGCGAAGCTTCTCTTCGTGCGGGAACACGCCGCACGGGTGGTAGACCAAATCACCGGCCTGCCAATGCCCACCGATTTCGTCGTGTGCGTTGGCTGGGCGATTCCAGACAACAGAATTGAACGACCGCAGCGGGGCAACCGTCAGCACGTCGCCAAGTGCGTCAGCGTTGGTGCCAAGGAACGTCTGCCACTGGCAAGGCAGCAAGCGCCACTGCTCTTGCGTTTCGGAAAGGTGATTCGCCAGCCACCTCGAATGGAACGTGTTGCGCCACACCATCGAGCCGCAGTTGATGCGGTTCCAGGCAGTGATGCCTTCTTCGCACACCGTGACGTTTGGCCCCAGACACGCCAGAGACTCGATCGGCACCGCCATGTTCGTCAGGATCGTGTCGGCGTCGAGTGTCCAAATCAAATCAAACCGGTCGAGGTAGTGGCAGAGGAGATCGGTGCGACTCACTGCCGTTTCGTATGGCTGATTGTCTGCCACCAGCGAATACCCGTGACGTAGGCAATACTCCAACTTGTTGGGCATCGTCAGCGCGGCAACGTCGCGGATGTTCTCCGAGACGCTGGTGATGATTGCTGCGTTCACTGGATACGCACGGTCGTCCGCGCCTCCGTGCCGAACGTCTTCTCAATCACCAACCGCCGAACGTGCGTGTCGTCGAAGAACTCGCCCAGCGAATCCAGCACAGCCTTGGCGATGTTGTCGGCATCGGGGCGGGGCAGGGCGGGGGCGGCAGGCTTCACGCCTTTCTTCGTCATGTGCGACTTCGGGCGGGCGAATACCGCGTCGATGATGACTTCAACGGGTTCGGCCAGCGGCAACAGCCCGGCCACCTGGGCAGCCATCGCAATACATTCGCGGTACTCATGCACCGGGTGCTTGGCGGGAACGTACGCACGGGCGAACCCGCCCACGGTGGAGACTCTGGCACGGGGCTGGGGCACCGGGTCACCCGGCACACTGAATGTGATCGGCTTCATGCGCCGATCATCGCCAGCACGTCAAGTTTTCGCGGCGTAGTACAGCCCGATGTTGGCGAAGGCGTACCCGAGATATGCCGTCGCCAGCGCGTAACGTCCGTGATACATGAGATCCCCAGCCACGTAGACGTAGATGATGCCGGTAAGTGCGATCAGCCAGGGTGCCATTGCGATGCCCTCAGTCGTTCGATGTTCTTGGCCTTGATCGCGGCAGCACGCTCGGCAATCTCGTCCGGCGTGGGGTCAACGAACCGCCGGGTGTACTTGTCGCAGCGGTCTTCAATCCCGCACCGCTCACGGAACTCATGGAGCGTCTTGCGGTTCACCCCGAAGCGCCGGGCAATCTCATGCACCGGCACTTCGGAGTGCCACCATTCACGCAGTTTCTCTTCGTCCAAGTTCAGTCCTTCGCCAGCGGCATCACCACGCCCGTGTGATCGTCACAGCGAAACACTACCGCACTGGCAAAGTCGATTGCCTGCACGCTCACAGTCGGCTCGCCATCAGCAGGCAGCCCCGTCAGCCACTCGCGCACATAGATCGGATCGAGCTTCACCGCACACTCAATCCCGAACTCAACCAGCGGACACGTAACGCTCGATTCCCCGGCCTCGGCACTTTGGCCGTGCAGCCAAATGCCGTTGGGCGCGAAGGCGAAATCGACACCCTTCGACGCTTCACTGGTGCAGATCGCCGCCGCCCTGGTGGCGCTCAGCAGATCCGACGCTAGCACCGTGGTCGGCTGGATGTCCACCTTGGGGATCACGTCCCGCCACTTAGGGAACCGCCCCGAGACCAGCCGGGCCGTCACCGTCGCAGCCCCAACCGTTGCCACAAGTTCGTTGGCGGTGGCTTCGAGTTGGATCGACGCATCCCCTGCAACCGCTGCCAGCCTTGCCAAAATCGCCATCACACGCGAAGGCACCAGCGTCTGCGAGTCGTCCACCGCCAGGTCGTGCTCGCACTCCACGGCTGACAACCTTCTCCCGTCAGTGGCAACAAAAGTGACAACCTCGCCAACAACGTCCAAGAGCACGGCACCCAGAGCGAACCGGCTGGAGTCGTCATCGGTGGCGAAGTTCACACCACGAACCGCACGCGAGAACTGATCGCAGGGCAGCCGCGTGATGGGCTTCTCACCCTCAACCGCCCAAGTGGGGTACTCCAGCACATCCTCCGTGGGAAGCGTCCAGGTGCCCGCTCCCGCCGACACGGTGCAACTGGTGTCCCCAGCCGCAAGCGTCACCAGATCGCCCGTAGACGCAGCCAGGATCGCAGCCAGACGGGCATGGGGGAGAAGCAGTGCTTCACCCGTCCACTCTGGCAGTTCGAACTGGATCTGCACCTCGCCATCGGATGCAGTCAGGTGGCCGTCACCCAGCCTGACGTTCATGAGGATCGGCTTCGGGCTGCGGCTCGGCACCGCCGGGGACACCGCGTGCAGCGCCGCCTTCAAGTCAGCGGCGTTCAACGCTGTGCCAGTGAGCCGGGTCTTTTTTCGTTCCTTCGTTGCTGTTGTCATTTCTCAAATCCTTTCGAGTAGTGAGAGCCACACCAATCATCACGCCAAGAACGAACGTCAAGGCGTTTACGGAAAAACCTGCACAGACAAGCACGATCTGCTCAACGGACATTGCTGGCCTCCATGCGTTCGATTACCTGGGCGAGTTTCATGCACCGCCGCATGAGGTTCCTGATCGTGTCGGCCGCCTGTTCGTGGAGTATCCGCGAGTCGTCGTCGATGTGGTCCATCCACGCCTGCAAGGCACACATATCCGCCACAGTCATCGGTGCCGGGAGTTCGGGCAGCTGGTCTTCGCTCATGCGGCACCGCCTTCCAGCGGGCGAAGGGTGCGATTCTGGTTCTCTTCCCACGTCAGCCAGCCTTTGCGGCGCAGGGGCCACAGGTGACACCAGGCACCGTTGGGCGAGGTAAAGCCAAAGTGCTGGCACAGTTCTCGAACCGAGCAGCAGTAGCCGTGTTGCTCGCGGAACGCTTTGACGAACAGGAAGATTTCCTGCTGGCGTTCCGTGGGCGGGCGTCGTTCTGTCGCGGTCGTGGTCATGTCTCATCCTTGAGTTTGATTGCGGTGGCAAGTTCGGCGGCCTCACGCGGTCGCCTGTACGGGGCGGGCTGGTACTCGTTGAGCCAGACCTTGGGCGGCGGTTTCTCCTCTGGGCGGTTTCCTGTCGTGCGGTTGGTGCCGCCGTGGTCTTGGCACCTCCCCAGCCAGCGGACGATGAACGCCCGCCAGTTGCGCTTCCCAGCCTTGGACGGGTGTGCCTTCAGCCAGGCCGTTGCCTTGGCGAGTTCTTGTTCGAGCACGGCACCGGGATAGGCTGCCGCCCATTCGGAGCGGTCTGCGTCCGTGATCCGCTGCCATCCTGCGTCAGCATTCCAAGAAACGGCGTCGGGGTGCTGCGAGCGTTTCCGCCGCTTCGGCGGTTCGCTCGTAGCAACCGGCGCAGCCGGTTGTATTTCTTCTTCTGTCCTGTCCTCTTCTCTCCTCTCCTGTGGTGACGGCGGTGCGTCACACCCCTGTGACGGTGCAGCGTCACGCGAGCGCCCCCGGTACAAATCCTGCCTGCGGGCGTGCATGGCGCGGGCCTTGGCAGACCCTGAAAACCTGCGGTCCCAGCCCTCAATTACTATGTTTCCGTTGGCAAACGAGACCCAGCCAACCTTCTCCACAGCCAGCCAAAAGGCTTCGTCGCCACCAGCGACCGCTGCAACCCGCTTGGGCGTGGCACGGATCGTGCCGTCTGGGGAGTTCAGCGCAGCCCAGGACCACAGCTGCACCAGACGCCAGCAGACCACCTCCACGGGCAGCCCGGTTTCGTCCACCAGTTCGAGCACCTCGGGCTTCGTGCCCAGGTTGCAGTCAAGGGGAATCCATTCACCGGCCATTCATGGCCTCCGTTTCTATTCCGCCCCGCCGCGTCGAAGCGGCACCGTGCCTATCACGGGGGCGGCTGCGATTACTTCGCTACCGGAAGTTTTGCGTCTGGGTAGTACGACAAATTGGTCTTCGTCTGCGTCCTCCATGCGTTCCAGGCGATCACGCACCTGGCGTACATTTCCTTAGCTCCTGCACGACGACCTGTGGAATCGACCGCGTTCTCCATAAGCCACCGCGAAATCTTTCGGTCTGGCATCGCTGGAGACGATCCGGTTTCGTCTCTCACGGCACTCCAGAATTCCGTGGCGTCCTTGCGCGACTTCTTGAACGTCGCATACATAGCCCACACAACTGGAGAGCGGCGAAGGCGCTTGTTGACCTTGGAGTCGCTTGCGATATCGCACAGCCAGCGGACAAAAGACTTGCATTCCGGCTCAAACAGGCACTCCGCACGCTCTGACGCGGAATGCTGGGCATAGTTCTCGCCCCACTTCCACAGCGAAATCGAAGATACAGCCAAGTTAATGACCTTTACTGGCACATCGTGCAGATCAGGATCCACTGCCGCAAACGACTTGTTAATGTCGCCGGTAGTGCGAATCGTGATCCGCGCGTCGAATGTTGCGTAGAGTTCTGCAACATCACGAAGCGTGTCGCACTGGTAATCCTCAATGATGGCCTGGAGCGTTTCGGGCAGGTCGTCCATTTGAGAGAACGCCGTGCTTGTGTGCTTGCCGTTCACGCGGTAGTTCTCTTGCGTCTCCAAGCAGTGGGCTTTTGCCCAGTGAACAGGACGCATGAGGCCGCGAGCGGCCATCTTCTTGTACGCATCGACACGTCGCTCAGAGAGCGGCCTATCGTTGCGGACCTGCTCCATGCCGGACCACCTCTCGGCCATCGACTTCGTAACCTTATGGGCACGCGGAGTGCCGATCAGCTCGTAACTCATGTTTAGAGTCCTTTCTTTAAGCATCTACCACTCAACTCGATCGAGTCACACGACGCGATCAGATCAACAAGAGCGATACGCATCTCGCCAGCGCGAGACGGGCACCGCTCAAAAAACTCCTGTCCGTAAAACGTCACGGCCTCAATGCAGCGCGTCGGCGGATAGGCTTTAAAAACTTCAGCAGCAGGCCTTGAGGCACGGCGGCGCGGCCTAGCAGTCGACAACTCCTCGCGGGCCGCCTCAACTTGTTCAATGGTCGGTTTTGGCGGAAGTGTCTTTGCCGCCTTCACCACCTTGGATTCGCTGGCCTTCACCTTGCCGGCGGCGATCTGTTTCTCGATGCCAAGCTTCTCGGCCGCGGCCTGGTACTTGCCGGCGTTTCGGACGGTCTTTTCCGTGACGCCGTGTTCTTTGGCGAGTCGCTCAGAAGTGCGCTCTGGTAACGTGGTAACTTTTTCCACGTTCTCTGGCCTGTGTGCTGCCTTCTTAGCCCGGTTGTATCGCCGTCCGAGAAGCAGTTTGTAATCCTGCTTTGACAGGTTGCGCCGACCCAGCTGGTTCCGGTCGATCCAGTCGGCGGCTTCGTCCCGTGAAGCAAACTCCATCGCTTCGACGCCGTATTCCAAGCCGAGCCGCGTGCATATCTCGTGGCGGTTGTGGCCGTCGATCAGAATGTCGCGGTCGCTGTCGCGCCAAACGACAAGCGGATCGCGCGCGCCGCCATGCTCGACGATGTTTTCTTCTAGTTGCTTACGCTCTTCGTCGCTGATCGCCGGGATCAGGTTCTTGAACTCACGGTCGATCGTGATGCCGTCGATGGTCTTCATGAATTACTCCGAGTAAATAGGACAACGCTCCACACGCTCGCAACCCGTCCGCTCTTCGTCTTCCGAGTCCCATCAGTGACGATCAGCCCGCGACGTGCGAGCTCGATACGCCTGGGCCTCTGGGTGCTGGGGTTCATCGCCAGCAGCGTCTGCATCTGTTCGTCTGTCAGCCCGCCGGGCGTGGCCTGGAGCAGCGCGAGCACTTGACGCTGAAGAGCGTTTAGGGTCTTCGGCGTCATCGACTCAGCCGCCTGGGCCGAGGTCATCGAGCCGTTGACGCTCGGGGCTCGCTGGGTAAACAGTGGCAGTGCGTCTGTCTCTTCGATGCCGTAGTGATTCATTGGAGTCCTTTCCGTGTATTAGCCCCGTTACGTGGGGCATTCGGTTCAGTCAGCCTTCGGAGGTTGGCCCTGAACTGCGGTGGATTTCGTCGTCTCCCGCTTCGACGCCGTTCCCGCTGACGATGATCTGCGGCGGGTTGTGCCCTTCGGCTGGGCTTGTGCCTTCTTCTTCATTTGCTTCCACGTCGAGTGCCACGGCATCGGTTGGTTCCTGGTATTTGGCTGCGTCTTCAAGGGTGTTTCTGGCAAACGTGTGTGCGTGCATCAGTCGGTTAGTCCACCTTCCATCCCACGCCTCGCGGTCGAGTGCATCCACAAGCATCATCACTGTGGCGTAAAGCCATTTGGCGTGGTGCTGAACCTGCTCCTGAGTGAGCATTGGCACGGGATCGGGAACGCCCTTGGCCGTCCCCGGCGCGACAGCTGAACGTCGCGCCGGGCCGGTCTGCTTAAGTTCCCACTCGTTCCACTCGGCAGTGGTGGGCGGGCCACCGTCGTTGATGCTCTTGCATGGGGTGGTTCGGAAGTTCATCGCGCCTGTGCCTCCGCTGCCACTTCCTGTGCGTCGAAGTGCTCTGTGCCGTTGTCGAGAGCCTCGGCCTTGTCCAAGCAAGCCTTCGCCAACTCGTCCGCTTCCCACTTGGTCAGCGACTTGTCGCCCAGGCGTTCGGCCACCTTGCGCCGGATGTCATCGAGCCGGTCGAGCGTCTTGGCTCGAACGATCGACTGCATCGCCTTCTCGTACACGCTCGGCTCTGTCGCCGCTGGGGGCTCTGGCTGCGTCACAGTGACGGCTGGCGTGGGGGCAGCCTGCGGGTAGTCCTGTGCTTCCTCTGCCGTCACAAGCCCACGCAGGCAGTCCGCGAAGGCATTCCTCAAGGCGAAGCCTCGGGCACGCAGGGCAAGCATCCGCTCGGGATACTGGCTCCACGGGCCAGACTTTCCAGCCAGGCCCGCCCGCTTGGCATCGGCCATGCTGAACCGGCTGATCGTCGGTGCTGGGTAGCCTCGACGCTTGGCCTCACAGACAGCCGTGAGGTTGTCGCCCTGACCTTCGGTGTATTCCTTGACGTACTCACACACGGGGCTGCTCTGCACCAAGGCCAGGGCGGCATCGCCCCAGACGCATGGGCGTCCGTTGATGACAGCAATGCTTTGCAGGCTCTGCATGGGGGACAGGCCAAGCTCGGCACCGTGCTGACCAGCAAGCAAACACGCCTCGGGTTTGCCCTTGAAATCCTTGGGTGCGAAGTCGGTCTTCGCCACCATCTGCCAGAACCGCCATGCGTCGTCGAACGTGGCGAGAGCCAACCCTCTCGCTGGTGCCGTGTTGGTGCTGATCTCCGTGCTCATTGTCGATTTCCTTTCGTTGTCGTCCCTTTGAAATCCGCTCGCCGGTCCATCGGTTCGCGGCACGATCGCCTCCTGCACCCGGTTCCACCGGGGATCTCCTCAGTGCGTGATGTCCTTGACCGGCACGCGAACCCAAGCGCCGTCCACGTTCACGGAAAGCCATTCGCCCTCTTGCCACTCGACGCGGCCACTCCAGCGCCGCCCTGCGGTTTCGCCGCTGACAAAATCGCCGGTGCCGTAGGTGTCTTGCATGCCTGAAACTGCTGCGAGATACTCCCGCTCGTGGGCATCGGTCGTCATGGGGGCGGTCTCCTGTGTTAGTGGGGTTGCGCTGAACTTTTGTTCAGCGGCGTGGGGCGGCAATGTATTGACGAGAAACGGTTCGTCAATGCCCCCTGCGAAAGAAATGAAACGGGGCTGGAATCGTGGCATGTGCACTCCTTTGCTTTGTAGCGTCAGCGTTAGAATAGTGGCCTAAAAGATGCCTGTGGCGACGTTCACCAGCAGGTCAATCAGATTGTGGATGGCGCGGGCCAGCTTCGAGTCGTGCCCAAGGTCTTGCCCAAGCCTGACCAGCACGAGCGACTGAAGGGCAGCGTTCCAGTTCATGCGTCTCATCTGTGCCTTCCTTGGCTTGGCCCTGTGGTTGGTTTCCGCTGGGCTGTGCCACGCCCGCATTATAACGTCGGCGTTAGAAGTAGCAAGACGTTAGAAATAAGGGAGAAAAGCAATCCTTGCGGGATTGAAAGGTTCAGTTTGCCTTGAACCCGCCCTTTGGGCGACCGGTTTTTCCGGTGTTTGGCTTGGCCTTTGCCATCTTTTTCACGGCAGCCTCGTCAAAAACGAGTGCCGTGGGGGCTGCGTGGTAGCCGTCGAGGCCACCATTCCCAGATCCTTTGAGTGCCAACTGGCGC